ATTTATCCCGAAACTGTTAAAATATGGAGTGATGTATATTGGAAATGACAGGTTACATAAGTGATAATAATTGAGAATGATGTAGAATTTAAAAAGTTTTTAGAACTCTATAAATCTACAATTCCTTCTATATATTATTTTTTAACAGATACTTTAAAACATCCACATCATAATGAGATATCATTCTTATATATTAAGATGGATGATGACTATGTTTTGCCTTTTAATCACAACGATTGTAAAAATTTAGATAAAAAATATATTGAATTATTAAAAACTGATAATAAAAAATATGTTTGGGATGTAAAATCTTTAAAACATATTATAGATTTTAATAATATGGTTGATATAAATACTTTATATTATTTGAAATATAATAAAGAGATTGATTTATATGATTTAGAAAATAATACAAGACAGTTTTATAATAGTAAATTTTACAATACAGAAGATTTAAATACTGTAATTCCTTTAATGAAACAAATCGAATTTTTAGAAAAACTTTCAAGTAGTTTAAATTTAGATTATAGTTTAGAGAATGATGAATATAATGAAATTTCAGAAGCATTATTTAATATAGAGGATGTTGGATTATATAATAATAATGATTTAGTATATACACAATACAATCCATTTACATCAACGGGTAGACCATCAAATAGATTTGGTGGAGTAAATTATGCGGCATTAAATAAAGAAGATGAAACTCGAAAAACCTATACAAGTAGATATGGTAATAATGGGAAGCTAATTGAGTTTGATTATGATGCATATCACTTAAGATTGATAGGTGAAGTGGTAAATTATAAATTCCCAGAAAGTTCAGTACATGAACATATGTCTAAATTTTATGGATGTGATTATAAAGAATCTAAAAGAAGGTCATTTCAGTATTTATATGGACATATTCCAATAGAAGTAGTACAAATGAATCCATTTTTTGGTAAAGTACAAGATTTTATAAATGAGTTGTGGAAGTCGTATAAAAAAGATAAATATATAGATACTAATATTTATAGTAGAAGAATATTTAGTCAGAATGTGTCTGATATGAATAAGAATAAACTATTTAATTATTTCATACAGAGTTTAGAAACGGAATCTAATATGAAAATGTTGAGTAGTTTATTTAATATTATTAAAGATTATAAAAGTAAATTGGTATTGTATAATTACGATTCATTTTTATTTGATTTTAATGTAGAGGATGGTGTAAATTATTTGAAGTTATTAAAAAAAGAAATTGAACAAAATGGTAAATTTCCAACAAGTATAAGTTGGGGATTAAATTATCACGAGATGGAAGATATAACGGAGAAATTTGTTGGTTAAATTAAAACCGTATAAATATATTAGGTCTTATACAGAAGAAGAATTGGACGATGAAACTCAAGAATATTTTGGGAATGAATATACGAAAAAGGTGATGCCAAAACTTGGTAAAGATAAAGATGATTTATTGAGTTTATTTCAATTACCGAATAGAATAGAATTTCTATCACACAAAGAATTAATGAGTTTACAAAATTCAGATGTACCAGAATTATTATCAATAGAAGATATACGAGAAAGAATTATGAGAATGAAAGAGTTGGGAGATGAATATAAGAAACCTTGGCAAAGTGTATTAAAGGGAATGACTTCAATTCCACCAAATAAGTTTCCTACACCGTTTGTTGTGAAGGATTCTAAAGAAAATTTATATTTATTTGCAGGAAATACCCGACTAATGGTTGCAATCTCATTAGGTTATAACCTACCAGTTAAAGTATTACCATACAAATTTGAATTTGAAACCGAAGGCCTATCTACATTAGGAAGTCAAAATGTAGCAGCAGGTTCTTTATATAGGTGGTAAATATGATTAAATTAAAAGATTTATTATTTGAAAGAGACGAAAATGACTCCAATGATGTTGGGGGAGTTTTGTATTATTGTTTTGATACAGTATTATTATGTTTGAGTTCAAATTCGGGTAAATGGCATATTCCTAAAGGACACATACAAAAGGGGGAAGAACCATTACTTGGTGCAATTAGAGAATTTACAGAAGAAACACAAATAGCATTAAATGGTGTTCCAGAATTAGCAAACACTTATAAGAAAGATAATGGTGGAAAATTTTATTTATATATAGTTAAAGGAAATCAAAAAGTTATTCCACGAATAAACCACGAACATTCAGATTGGGGATATTTTGATATTGATAATTTACCAACTCCAATAAATAAGTGGGTTAAAGAAACTATTGAGAAACAAAAATGATTACAGATTTAAATAAAATATTTGAAATTTGGAAAGGAAAAGTTGGTTCTAACAGAACACCCAATCCTAAGAATGCCGAACACCAATACCAATTAAGAGAAATTTTGAAAGATTTTAATTGGGATGAAGAAGTTATAACTGAATTGTTATATAATTTATCGGAAGAGAAAAAATATGTAGATAATTCTAAAAATAGGGCTTTGGGTAGAGTGGGATTACCGTATGGTTCAGATGGAACTCCTCCTGAAAAAGAACCAAAAAAAGAAAAACCTTCATATGAACCAGATTTTGAAAAGGATTCAGAAGAAGAAATAGCTGAAAAATTAGGTGGTGGTGATTTTGAAGAAACATCTCCTGAACGGGCAGAGGAAGATTTAACAGAAAATAGAAAAGGGGCACTGTCAAGAAAACGTAAAGGTAAAGGTGGTTCAACTACAACTCAACGAGAAGAATTAGCAACTATTTCAAGAGAAATAGCATTGAAACATCCAAAAGATACACCTGAAAAACATAAAGAAAGAGTTTTAGATCATATTAGAGAACTTTATAAGGATGAACCAAACGAAGCTGAAAGAATAATAAAACAAATAGATAAACCACAAAAGGCAAAAAATTTAATTAATACAACATTATCTGGATTAAGTGCGGTGAAAATTCTTAGGGATAAAAAGAATGGGTTTGATATGGCAGAAGAACAACCAGAACCATATCCTCTAAATGTTACTTTTACAAAAGAAGCTACTCAAACAACACAAAATCTTTTAATCACAAAACTAAAAGAAGCAAAAACTCCCGAAGAAAGAAAACATTATCAGGCCGAATTAAAAGCATTTCAAAAAATGGCAACTTCATCTACAGGAACAGAGGGTGATGGTGATACTGCTATGGTATATACTGATAGTAAAGGTAGAATTCGAGTTGTATACTCATCTAATAAACAATCACTTTCTGATGCATTTTCAAACGCAACTGTAAAATCAGCATCAGAAGTTATAAAGGCATCAAAAGTTGAAGGTGCTAATGCTGAAGCTTTGGCAAAACAGGTTGAAGATAGTGTAGCTGATGCCGTAGAGTTTAATAAAACGTATACAACAAGAAATAGAAAACTAATTGATGAAAATAGAGAAGAATTAAATAACGCTCCTCTGACAAAAGTAGCAACAAAAGCTCTTACAGGTAGAGGTATTTATGAACCATCAACAGATAAATACATTAATAAAGCAAGACAATCACCAACTATTAAAGATTGTATAGAAAGTAAAGGCTATGATATAAAAAATGATGAACACGTAGTTGAATGTGCTTTTGATGTTACGGGAAAACCACCTATTGATGAGATTAATGATTCACAAAAACAAGCTGCAAATAAACTTGTGATGAAAATATCACGAACTACATCTAAAGTTAGAGAAGTAATGAACAGAGAGATGAAGAAAAATCCAGAACTATCCGTTGAAGAGGCAGCCAAACTAGCAGCTACTCTTAATGGTGGTATTGGGGGCGGTGGATTATCAGCTAAAGATTGTTTAGATATTTATAACAATAAAGCTTTAGAAAAACTTGAAAAAAGTAAAAATGATAGAGATGATGCCATAAGTGAATCACACGCTGAAGTACATAGAAGTACTGTAGAATTAGATGTTTCATATTATATGGAACAGGGTATGAGTGAAGAAGAGGCGAGAGAGAAATATGAAAATGAAGCAGGGCCTCACGAAAGAACGGTTAATAAAGCATTTATGAAAAGAATGCATTGGGATAGATATGCTGATGGTACAGATGAAGGTAGAAAAATAATTGAAATAGGAGATAAAACATTTACTACAAAGACCTTTAAAGATTGTTTAGCTAAATTGTCAGAATGGGATGGTAAAGGAAAATTAAGTGACCATTTAGAAAAAAATATGAGAATAAAACCAGGAACACAAAAACTTATGTTTGTAACTGGAGAGGGTAAAGAAATAGAGTTAGGAAATGATACTTGGAGAACTGCTGGAGATTTAAGTAAAATTGCAGGTAGTTTAGGAACAGATATGGAAAATTGTTTAGGGAGTAAATCATAATGAGAACACAATTACTTTGCACATTTACTAATATAAACGATTTAAATGAAATAATTGATATTATTATTTCGTGTAATACTATAATGTATGATAAAATATATGTATTTCAGAATGAAGAGGATAAAAATCAATTAGTATGTACATATAATGTAGAATACGATGATAATTTTATGGAAGGTATTCCAGATACAATTTCTCTACATAGAAAGAAACAAACCAATACACTTTATACAATCAATGCATTGAACGATATCATTAGAGAATTAAATGATGGAGTTTTAGATAAAACTTATATTGTACCTTGGGAGAATTATAGAAATTCAATTTTATTAAATAATGAAAAAGGTTTAGTGAGAATAAAAACAAAAATTTATAAGATAGTGAATATTACAGAATGGGGAACAACAGAATAGGTTATAGGAATTTTGACGGATTTATTTTATCCTGATTACATACAACATCAGAACTTAGTTAAAGAACACGGAGATTTGGGAAAAATCTATTCTCAACCGATGGCTATTTGGTTGGGTAGAGATAGATACCATAAATTAAAACGTGTGCCTTCACGAGTTCATCGGTTGTTAAAGAGAGCAAAAAATAAAACAGTTGTATTTGTAATCTATTCTATTCCGAATAGAGATATTAGTGGAAGACATTCTATGGGTGGAGAAAAAGATGAAGAGTCTTATTTAAAATTTATAAATGAGGTTATTGAAGGAATTGGAAATCATTCACCAATAATAATATACGAACCAGATGCATTGTGTGATGGTGTTAAACTAACTAAGAAAAAATCACAACAACGAATAAAGTTGATGCAAACTTCACTTAAATTATTAAGTAAAACAAATGCTAAAACTTATATAGATAGTGGGCATCCAAACTGGTTGAAAGTAAGTGAAGTATGTTCGTTACTAAAAAGGTTTAAAAAAATACCATATGAAGGATTTACATTGAATTGTTGTAACTTTGTAGATACAGATTCGTGTGTAGAATATGGTTCAGAGATAAGTAATTACATTGGTAAGAATTTTGTTATAGATACTTCAAGAAATGGGCTAGGATATACAGGAAATATATACAATCCTACAAATATAGCAATAGGAGAGTATCCTACATTGAATACAGAGATTAAAAATTGTGATGGTTTCTTATGGTTGAAACCATTAGGAGAGTCGGATGCAAAGGTTGATGGTACGCCGAAGGCAGGCCGATTCAATTTAGAGTATGCCTTAAAAATTATCGAAAATAGTAAAAAAATAAATGTATTTTAATAATATACATGATATTTATATGTGAATATGGTTACTTCGTTATTACGAATTACCATTGACAAATATAAAATAATAAATAAAACATACATATAGGAGATTAACAAATGGACTTAGATAAAGTCAAGCGACGTTTAAATCAGTTACAAACATCAACACAAAGAACTTCAAATCTTTGGAAACCACAACCAGGAACACAACAAATTAGATTAGTACCTTATAAATTCAATAAGGATAATCCGTTCATTGAATTGTTTTTCCATTATGATTTGGGAGGCAAATCCTATTTATCCCCAATTAGTTTTGGTCGTCCAGACCCTATTGAGGAGTTCGCACAGAAACTAAAGGCATCAGGTAATCGTGATGATTATCGTCTTGGTAAAAAACTCGAAGCCAAAATGAGAACTTTTGCACCAGTGATTGTTCGTGGTGAAGAATCACAAGGTACAAAGTTTTGGGGTTTTGGTAAGACAGTTTATCAAGAGATACTTTCTGTTATCGCAGATCCAGACTATGGTGATATTACAGACCCAGTAAGTGGTCGTGATGTTACAGTTGAATTTAAGACTGCAGAAGAAACAGGAGCATCGTTTCCATCTACCGCAATCCGAGTTAAACCACTACAGACACCAATAAGTGAAGATAAGAATATTCTTGAAAAGGTAGCAGATACCCAAAAGGATATTACTGAGATTTATCAGGAAAAAACTTATGATGAACTTACGGAGATTCTGAATAATTGGTTGGAAGGACGAGAAGAGGAAACAGTAGAAAACACTACTGACTCAGTAACTACGGCACAATCCGTAGAATCTGCTAAGAGTGTAGAGAATGTTTCAGAGGCCTTTAACGAACTTTTTGATAAGTAAAACTAATTGGAGAAACTATGTCAGTTAGAGACGAATTGGCAAATGTATTAGCCGATAGTTTAAATAAACAGTTCAAGGATATGAAAGTAGCATATTTCTTGGACGGGCATGATGCAACACCCACAGATATTAAAGAATTTATTTCGACAGGTTCGACTATGTTGGATTTGGCAATTGCTAATAAACCAAATGGTGGTATTGCGGTAGGTCGTATTACTGAAATTAATGGTTTAGAATCAAGTGGTAAATCTTTAATCGGTGCTCACATACTTGCAGAAACCCAAAAGAAAGGCGGAGTTGCTGTATATATCGATACAGAGAATGCCGTTAGTGAGGAGTTTTTAAAAGTATTGGGTATAGATACGGCACAGTTACTTTACTTACAATTACAAACTGTAGAAGAAATTTTCCAGGCAATCGAGGAGATTGTTCTTAAGGTGAGAGAGGCTGAAAAGGATAGGTTGGTTACAATATTAGTTGATAGTTTGGCTGCTGCTTCCACACAAGTAGAGATAGACGCAGATTTCGAAAAAGACGGATGGGCAACTTCCAAAGCGATTATTATATCAAAAGCTATGAGAAAGATTACCCAGTTGATTGGTCGTCAAAGAATAGCACTTGTCTTTACAAATCAACTAAGGACGAAACTTGGAGTAATGTTCGGAGATCCTTGGACAACTTCAGGTGGGAAAGCTCTTCCTTTTCACGCTTCTACTCGTATTCGATTAAAGAATAAAGGTAGAATAACAGATACCAAGAAAAATGTATTGGGAATGACAATACAGGCACAAGTTGTTAAGAATAGACTTGGGCCACCATTAAGACATGCCGAATTCCCACTATATTTTGAAAGTGGAATTGATGATGTGGGTTCTTGGTTAGAAGTAATGAAAAAACATAAGTTGGTAAAGTCTGCAGGAGCTTGGTATACATATACCGATGTTGCAGGTGAAGAATATAAATTTCAATCTAAAGATTTTCTTAAAATATTAGAAGAAAATTCTTTGAAGGATGAAGTTTATGATAGAATTTGTGAAAAAGTAATTCTTAAGTATGATATAAAAGATATGGACGAATCTGAACTCGTAAAAGAAGAAGTAGAGGGAGATGAATAATCGATATTTTAGTATACTTGAGGAAATTAAGAAAAAAGGCGGTAAATTAGATGATGGTCACTTCAATGATAAAGTACTAATCATAGATGGCCTAAATACTTTTATACGAGTATTTAGTGTTATGCCAACTCTCAATGATGACGGTGTTCACATTGGGGGAATAGTTGGCTTTCTGAAAAGTATAGGTTACGCAATTCATCTATTTAATCCCACCCGAGCCATTATAGTTTTTGATGGTAAGGGTGGGAGCACCCGCCGCCGTAAGTTATTTCCAGAGTATAAGGCAGGTCGTAAAGTTAAGAAAAAACTTGTTCGAGCGTATGATTTTAATACACAAGAAGAAGAACGGCAAAATATGCTTATGCAACTCAAAAGAATTGTTGAGTATTTGGAATTATTACCAGTTTCTACTTTATCAATAGATAATATTGAGGCCGATGACACTATTGGTTATTTATCTAAACAAGTTTTTGATGAAAGTAAGATTACTATAATGTCTACCGACAAGGACTTTCTACAATTAGTCAATCACAGAATTAAAGTATATTCACCCACGAAAAAGAAAACTTACGATAGAGAATCCTTGATGGAAGAATATGGAATACCATCAAAGAATTTCCTAACATACAGAATATTAGAAGGGGATAAATCTGATAATATACCTGGGGTTAAGGGTGCAGGATTAACCACGATTAAAAAGAGATTTCCAGATATAATAGATAAAGATAATCATGTTACATTGAAAGAAATTGTTGAATATTCTGAAAAGCATAAAGATGAATTAAAGTTATATGAGAGTGTTGTTGTTTGTAAAGAACAATTAGAAATTAATGATAAATTAATGCAGTTAAAAAATGTAGATATTTCTGGAAATGCTAGAATGAAAATATTATCAGGTATAGAGAAACCAATTACTGAATTAGTAAAATATAAATTTGAAACCATGTTTATGGAAGATAGATTATTTACATCTTTACCAAATTTACAAGGTTGGTTGGCACAAAATTTTACTCAATTAAATAGATACGCTAGAATGAGTCATGGGAAGAAAGCGTAAATATTTTACCACAAAAGAACAACACGATGCACAGAAACGCTGGCAAATGGAACACTATGAGCGTAATAAGGAAAAATTGCGAAAATTGGCCAGAGAACGGTATAAAAAGAAAAGACAATTAGAAATTGAAGAAAATTTAAGAAACGGGCTGTATGGCGAAGAAAAAATATAATAATGGGTGTAGATTATAATGTATTAGAAAAGTTTGTGGATATAGATGATTTAGAATTAAATTACCATAGAGTTACACACAATATAAATTCTATTGATATTGAAGACGGTATTAAATGGATTTTTAAATACTATAGAGAAAAGGGATTTCCACATTATATAGTACGAGAAGAAGAAAAGAACTCTCATATAAACTCATTAAGAAAATTTGATACGGATAGTATTTTCATAGATAATCAGATTCAACAAACAATGCATGGATTAAGATTGGCATGGAACTATTTTCCTCATTGGGTAGATGTTAAATGTGGTAATTCTAAAATGCCACCCATTGGATATTTTAATGATGATGAGTTATTAAAGATTATAATTAAAAAAACTTGGAAGTATGAAGAAAAACATGGTAATAATAAATTTACAGAAAACCGTTTTAGACAATCATTAAAATTATATCAAGGTTCTCAGGCAGTAAGTAACTTCAGACCAAGTGCAGCAAAAGTTATCTATGAGAAGTTTGGTGGAGATGGAGTGATACGAGATATGAGTTGTGGTTGGGGTGGAAGATTGATTGGGTTTTTAGCATCAAAAAATACCAAACATTACATTGGTACAGAACCTTCAACTAAAACATATGAAGGTTTGTTAAAAATGAAAAAAGATTTTTCATATTTGGGAAAACAAATAGATATATATAAACAAGGAAGTGAAGATTTTATTCCAGAAAAAGAATCAATCGATTTATGTTTTACTTCACCACCTTATTTCGATACCGAAAAATATTCGAATGAATCAACACAAAGTTTTAAAAAGTTTCCTACTCAAGATGAATGGGTTAATGGGTTTTTAAGAAAGACGATAGAACATTGTTATTATGGATTGAAAGAGAATGGTTATATGTTAATTAACATTGCAAATACACCAAAATATAAATTCATAGAGAAAGAAACCGTAAATATATCAAGTGAGATTGGGTTTATAAAAGAACCTACTGTAGATTTGATATTATCAAGTGTGGCTGGTAAAGGAATAAAGACCGAACCAGTATTTGTTTTTAGAAAGGGAAATAGTGGATAGTAAACTAATTAATGGAGATAGTGCTGACGAACTAAAAAACTCGAAGATAATTCAGTAGATTTACTTTGCACAGACCCACCATATGGATATGGATTTATGGGTAAGGATTGGGATAAGATGTTACCACCTAAAGAAATATTTGAAGAATCCTTACGAGTATTAAAACCTGGTGCATTTGCATTCGTGATGAGTGCACCAAGAAGTGATGTTCAATACAGAATGGTTCAAATGTTAGAGGAAGTTGGATTTAGAATTGGTTTCACACCAATCTATTGGGCATACGCTTGTCTATCAGAAGATACAGAAGTTTTTACAAAAAGTGGATGGAAACGGTTACATAAATCCAACTTATCTCTATTTATAGATAGACAAACGGAGATTTTAATTTATGATAAAGACAACGATGCTTATAGATGGGAAGTTCCGGACAGATGGAATGTATATAACATCCAGGATACCATCTATAGAATTAAATCAGATTTTACAGACCAACTCGTCACCAAAGATCACCGTGTCCTTATTGAACAAAACGGAAAACTTGTATTTCAAAAAGTTCAAGAAATTGGACAAACGGCTAAAACCGTATATGTGGATGATGTGCATGGAGTGTGGAATAGTTTATCTACGCCGATGGCCGAAAAGAAAACGAATGAAGAACTTTTGTGGTTTCAAATGCAATGGAATGGAGAGGGCGAGGCACAGAAACAAAGTTCTGAAAGAAAAGGATTGGTGGAACAAACATTGGCAAACGGAGTGGGGAACGAAACAGAAGAAGAAGTTTTCGGAAATGTTCAAAGGGGAAAACAATCCGTGTTGGCGTGGGGGAGTAACGATTTACAAGAACAATGGGCACAAGACGAATATCGAAGAAAATGGAAGCGAAAATTTAGGTAGTTTTGGTAAATACAATGATATTTATTAAATATAAGGACTATTTTACACATCTATTAAGGGAAGCCTCTTTATCAGGATCGTCTCGTTCAGCTGGAATTCCAAATTGGGATTTATATATTGTAAATGATTTCGATAAAAAAAGAAAATATAATATCGAAAAAGATGGAAAGTTATATGATAAAAAATTCCAAGAAATTGGTGTTGTCAAAAAAGGTAATGTGATTCAGATATTATCATCAAAATTAACTAAACATAAAGTAAGTAAATTTGCAAATATATCCATAGGTGGAAAAAAAGGGTTTGTAAGTATTTCTATGATTCAAAAACCAAAGCAAACCAAAGAGGGTGATATATTTGGTAGTAATTCTAAAGAGTTTACACCTGATAAATTAAAACTTCAAGGTATAAAATATTCCACTTCTTCCGCCATGATTTCGAAAATTAAATCTGGTTTGAATTCACAATATTCTGATTCTAAATATAATGAGGTAAAAAAGTATCTATCTGAATGTTTAAGTAAAGCATCTGGCACCAATATTTCACTTTATGAAAGTTTTGCAAAATCTTATTCTCTTAGTGGTAAGTATAATCTGAGTAACTCTGATATATCAACTCTAAGTAAAAACTTTGGTGAGGTACTGGCCGCATTATACATTCTCGTGACTAATAAAAAAGCACAATCGGTTGAATTTCCAAATATATCAGAAACACTTTATGATTTCACTATGACTAATGATAAAGGAATCAAACATTTTTATAGTGTTAAATCTATGGGTGGTAGTTCTACTGCACTTGGAAACATTAATTATGTTTTAGATAAGTTTTCTAAAGATAATAAAATGTTCTCGGACAGTAAAAAAGAAATAGAAGTAATACGAGGTTTGATAAATGATAAACAAAGTGGACGAACCACTATTATTAATATTACAGATTTTTATAATAAAACTTTATCAACTAAAAATAAACAGATATTAAATTTGATAAAAAAAATATCAAAATATAAACCAAAAGATTTATCACAAACAGAACTTAGTAAGTGGTTTCCGAGTATGGTTGCAACTGCTAAAATAAATGATTTTATCAACACTATGAATGATATTTATATCAGAATACTTGATAAATCTAAGGTTAGTGAGAAAAAACTAAGACAGATGTACAATGGAAAAAGTATTCCAAATGGAAATGGTTATCTTCTCTACCCAATGGGTTCGTATATTGTAAAATATCTGAATAGTGATAAAAAATATCTTGATTTACTAAATACCATTCTAAACTATGGTTCTTATGTTCACCAATTTACAGTAAATCTTTCTAAAAATAACTTTCAGGTTAAGATATCACCTTTTAAAACAAGTAAATTTAGATATACTTACAACGCGGGTGGTGGGTATCCTGGTAATCGACCAATAGGGTTTAAGAAGGTTTCATAAATAAAATAAGAGGTTATTAGTGAGTTTAATATTAGGAAACTCTCTTGACAAAATTAAAGACAAAATAGAAAATAAATCAATAGATTTAATTCTTACAGATCCACCATATATTATTTCGAGAGATAGTGGGATGGATCAATTTCACAAGTTTGTGCAGAATAAAGAAGAGTTTGTGAAAACTGAAAAAGATTGGTTAGAATATAAATTAAAAAATCCATTAAATTATTCAGAGTTACAAGAAGATAATTTTTTAAGATATGGAACAATCTATGGTGATAAGTATGCAATTAAAACAAAGTTTGGTTCTTGGGATAATGAATTTACTTTAGATGTTTTAGATCAGTATATTAAACTGTTTTATGAAAAATTGGTAGATGGTGGAACTTGTATTATATTTTTCGATATATGGAAATTATCTTATTTGAAAGAGATAATGGAAAAGTATAAATTTAAACAGATAAGATTTTTAGAATGGATAAAAACGAATCCACAACCACGAAATAGTAAAATAAATTATCTTACTAATTGTAGAGAAATAGCTTTATTGGGTATAAAGAAATCTAATCCAACATTTAATAGTCAGTATGATAATGCTATATATAAATATCCTTTTCCAGGTGGTAAGGATAGAATTCATCCAACACAAAAGAGTTTACCATTATTTATAGATTTGGTAAAAAAACATTCAAATGAAAATGATGTAGTATTAGATCCATTTGCAGGAAGTGGAACAACTTGTGTGGCAGCCAAAGAAACAAATCGTCAGTATATTGGTATTGAAAGAGATGAAAAATATTATAAGTTGGCTAAGAAAAGAATAGAGAGGTTACATGAAAACACGCTCAGCTAAGGCCAAAGGTCGAAGATTACAAAATAAAATACGAGATTTACTTCTCGAAGAATTTATGGGAAGTGGCACTACACCAATTTCTTGTGTGACTTTAGATAGAAAATACTTGGGTATAGAGAAAGAAAAAGAATATTTTAAGATTGCTGAAGCGAGAGTAGAGAAGGCAATCAATCCAGCAAACTTAGTAGAACACGACTTTTTTTAATATGGCAGAAACATTAACACATTTCGGACATTCATTTCAAAAGAAAATAATAGTATTATTATTATTCAATCGTAGATTTTTGCAAACAATTAATGATATATTGGAACCAGATTATTTTGATTCCGATGCAGATAAATGGTTGGTAAATTGTATAAAGAAGTATTATGAGAAGTATAAGGTAGAACCAACATTAGAAGCAATAAAAATACAAGTAGATGAACTTAGTTCAGAAGTTTTAAAGAAATCAGTAGTGGATAATTTAAGAGAGGCATTTCAACTTAGAGAGGCAACTGATTTAAATTTTGTAGAAGAAAAGTCCATAGAGTTTTGTAAAAATCAAACATTAAAAACTGCAATAATGCAATCTGTAGATTTATTAGAACGTCACGATTATGATGGTATAAAAACTACAATTGATGCGGCAATGAAGGCTGGAACTACAAAAGATTTAGGACATGATTATATAAAGGGATTGGAAGAAAGATTAACACATTCAACACGAGATACTGTTGCTACAGGTTGGGATATTATAGATGAAGTTATGGATGGTGGTTTAGGAAAAGGAGAGTTAGGTGTTATTGTGGCACCAGCTGGTATTGGTAAAACTTGGTGTTTACAGAGATTGGTATCAGAGACTATAAAAAGAGGTAATACCGCAATACATTACACATTAGAATTAAACCAATCTTATGTTGGATTAAGATATGATACTATATTTTCAGGAATACCCACAGGAGAAATTAAGTTTCAACAAGAAACTGTTAAGAAATCATTAGAGAAAGTAAAGGGAAAACTATTAATAAAATATTTTCCAACAAGGTCAGCATCAGTACAAACTATAAATGCACATTTAAAACAAGTAGAATTAAGTGGGTTTAGACCAGATATCGTTATAGTAGATTATGCAGATATTATGAGAGATATTAGTGGTGGTAGAGAGTTAAGACATCAATTAGGAAACATTTATGAAGACCTACGAGGATTAGCTGGAGAGATGGATATACCAATATGGACTGCCTCTCAAGCAAATCGTTCATCATTAGACGAAGATGTGATTGATGCCAGTAAAGTTGCAGAAGCATATAGTAAAGTGATGACTTCAGATTTTGTAGTTAGTGTTAGTAGAAAGATTGAGGATAAGGTAGGGAATACGGCAAGATTCCACGTGATTAAAAATAGGTTTGGTGTGGATGGAATTACCTATCCTGCTACTATGAATACTAATATTGGTAGGATTGATGTACATAGACCATCATCATTAAGTGGGAAAGAAACAACGAAAAAAATGGTAAATTCTGAAGATTTTTTGAAACAAACATTGAGGAATAAATATAAAGATTATAAAAGTAGTGAAGAAATTGGAGAAGAAAAAACTTCTAAAAAAAACTTAACTGATTTTGGATAAACTTTAAAATATTCGGGATAGAACTGAATATATATAGTATTTATTTATGGTTGGGAAAGTAAATTGGAAATAAAAAAGATTTTCTCTCTACTTTTATTAAGGATTGGGTATGGCTAGACCTAGAAAATATTTTACTAAAAAAGAGCAAATTGAAGCTCGTAGGGCACGACAACGGAAGTATTATTATAAGAATAGGGATACAATTCTTAATAAAAAAATTAAGAAATATTGGGAAAATAAATATAAATAGTTTTTAGAAGGGATGTTACACGTGGAATTTAAGTTATCGGAAAATTTTATAAATAAGTACAAGAGGAAAAGACCACCTTTTGGTTTTAACGGTTTAGGTGAATTAGTTTATATGAGAACATATTCTCGTATTAAAGAAGATGGAAAAAATGAAAGATGGTGGGAAACAGTTCGTAGGGTTGTAGAAGGTACTTATTCCATGCAAAAGAATTGGATTGATCAACATCAACTTGGTTGGAATGCCTGGCAAGCTCAGGCATCAGCTCAAGAGATGTATGATAGAATATTTAATATGAAATTCTTACCACCAGGGCGTGGTTTGTGGGCGATGGGAACTCCAATCACCGAAGAAAAGAAGTTATATGCAGCATTAAATAATTGTGCCTTTGTGTCTACTTCAACAATAAAGGACGATTACTCGAAACCATTTTGTTTTTTAATGGATGCATCAATGTTAGGTGTTGGAGTTGGTTTTGATACAAAGGGGGCCGGCCATGTACTTATAAAAGGCCCTAACAACGACAGACAAGAAGAAGTTTATGAGATTCCAGATACACGAGAAGGATGGGTAGAAAGTTTGAGATTGTTGTTAGAGTCATATTTTCATGGAACGGCCCCAGTTACTTTTGATTACAAAAAGATTAGAGCAGAAGGAGAGCCAATTAAAGGATTTGGTGGTGTGTCAAGTGGACATGAACCATTACAAGAAGTTCACGAAGATATTAGAAAAGTATTGGATAATAATACAAATAGTCCAATTACAGTAACTACAATTGTAGATATAATGAACCTAATTGGTAAATGTGTCGTAGCAGGGAACGTAAGACGGACAGCAGAGATTGTGTTCGGTGACCCGTATGATGACGAGTATTTGGATTTAAAAAACTATGAAGTAAATCCTCACAGAGATCAATATGGTTGGACTTCAAACAACTCAATATTTGCAGAACTCGGTATGGATTATACTGATGTGTGTAAAAGAATTAATGATAATGGAGAACCTGGATTTGCATGGTTAGAGAATATGAGACAATTTTCTCGTATGCAAAATGGTGGTGATAATAAAGACCATAGGGTAGCAGGTGGAAATCCCTGTTTAGAGCAATCATTGGAGAGTTACGAATTGTGCTGCTTGGTAGAAACGTTTCCATCCAATCATGATTCATTAGAGGATTATCAAAGGACACTTAAATATGCCTATTTGTATGCAAAGACGGTAACACTTGGTAAAACACATTGGAGTGATACAAACAGAGTTATGTTGAGAAATAGAAGAATTGGATGTAGTGTTAGTGGAGTAGCACAATTCATTACTAAACATGGAATGGAAGAATTAAGAAAATGGTTAGAGAGTGGATATGATACTATTCAAGAATGGGATTGTATGTATTCAGATTGGTTTGCAGTACCGAAGTCTATAAAAACGACTTCAGTAAAACCAAGTGGTACTGTTTCATTATTAGTAGGAGCAACACCAGGAATGCATTATCCAGAAAGTAGATTTTATATTCGTAGAATTAGAGCATCTAAACATTCAGAATTATTAGACCCGTTGAAACGGGCAGGTTATACGGTAGAACCAGCTTTTGGTTCAGAAGACAGTACGGTAGTGGTAGAAGTTCCAGTAGATGTAGGTGAGGGGATTAGAACTGCGGCTGAACTTTCGATTTGGGAACAATTCAGTTTAGCCGCGTTCTTACAACGACATTGGGCAGATAACCAAGTAAGTTGTACAGCAACATTCGACCCCGAAACCGAAGCAGATGAACTACCACACGTTTTAAATTATTTCCAATATAGATTAAAAGGTATATCACTTTTACCAAGACATGAGTTAGGTGCTTACAAACAAATGCCATATGAAGCAATTGATGAGAAAACTTATAATAAAAAATTAAAAAAATTAAGTAGGTTGAGTTTTGTAGGTATTGAAGGTGAAGAAGCAGAAATAGACAAATTCTGTAATTCTGATCAATGTGAGATTCCAGGAGAAATGATAAAAAGTACTTGACTTGTATAGGTTTTTATTCGTATATTCACATATGTTAAATTGGAAAGTTATAATATAAATGTATCAAAATATCTATTTTGATGGAAGATCAATTCATATATGGGATGATAAATTAGGTTATAGAAAAACACCATATAAAAGGTATGCTTATTTACAAGATAAGAACGGTAAATTTACTGCACTTGATGGAACTCGACTAAAAAAGGTTTTTAGATATGATAAAGATGATGAAAATTTATATGAATCTGATGTAATAGCAACTACAAGAACTTTAGTAGACCAATATACAGATTCAGATGAACCATCGGTAGGTCATAGAACTATGGTTTTTGATATCGAGGTAGAGGTTACACAAGGATTTCCATCACCATCAAAGGCAGAGAATAAAATAACTTCTATTGCATTATGGGATAGTCTTACAGACGAATATTATTGTTATGTTTTAGACCCAGAGAATAAACTTGAGATTAAATCAGAAGATGGTATATTGAAAAATGGAAATAATACTGTACTTAGATTTAAATCAGAAATTGAGATGTTAAATGCATTTTTGGGTAAATATTGTGAGATAAGACCTACAATTATTACAGGCTGGAATACAGATAATTTTGATATTCCGTATTTGTATAATAGAATACTTCAATTATTAGGTCAAGAGTTTGCGGGGTTATTATCACCAATAGGAGTTGTTAAATATTCAGATTATAGACAGAGATTTGAAATAGCTGGAGTTAGTTGTTTAGATTATTTAGCATTATATAAAAAGTTTACACCGAGTTTGAAACCATCTTATAGATTAGATTCAGTAGGTGAAGATGAGATAGGAATAACAAAAGTATTTTATGAGGGAACACTTAATGAGTTATATGAGAATGATAGAAAACGGTTTGTAGCATATAACTTAAATGATGTTCATATAGTTGTAGAGTTAGATAAGAAATTAGATTATATTGAAATATCACGAGGTATATGTCATATTGGTCATGTATCATATGAAGATATTTACGCAAGTTCTCGTTATTTAGAAGGAGCAATTTTAGTTTATTGTAAGAAAATAGATGTGGTTGTACCAAATAAAAACAAAAAGGCTAGAGCTTTGATGAACAAACGGAAAAGTAGTGATAAATTTGCAGGAGCTTATGTTCAAGACCCAATACAAGGAAGACATGAGTGGGTTTATGATTTAGATATTACATCAATGTATCCAAGTGTTATTCGTTCATTGAATATATCTCCAGATACTAAAATTGGTAAAGTTGTTGGTTGGAATTCCGAAGAATTTGTTAAAAAAGATAATAAAAAAACATATACAATAACGGTAGGAGATAAAGAAAAAGGAAAGTTGACAGAAACAGAATTAAAAGAGTATTTTGAAAAAACTAAAGTTTCAATTAGTTCTAATGGGATATTATATAGAATGGATAAAGTAGGACTAATTCCAGCAATTCTTGGTAAATGGTTTGACGATAGAGTACAATTTAGAAAATTAGCTAAACAATTTAACGAAGATGGGAATGATAAAAAGTTTCAATATTTTAATAGACGACAATATCTACAGAAAATTTTGTTAAATTCATTGTATGGTGTATTGGGATTACCTGTTTTTAGGTTTTATGATATTGATAATGCAGAGGCAACTACAATGACAGGACAATCTTTGATTAAATTTAGTAAGAAGATTACAAATCATTATTATAATAAGGAACTTGGTACAAATGAAGATTATGTGATTTACATAGATACAGATAGTATTTTCGCATCAGCCACACCGTTGGTTAAAGCAAGACATAAAGGAATTGATACTAGTGCTGAAGCAACGATGACTCAACATATTATTAATATTGCGGATGAGATTCAAGCGTATTTGAATCAGAGTTATGATTTATTTGCCAAGAGATTTTTAAATTTAGATAAACATTATTTTGAAATTAAACAAGAGGTTATTGCAAAGAGTTCATTATTCATTACCAAGAAACGATATGGAATGAAAATTATTAACGAGGAAGGTAGAAAAGTTAATAAAACTCACGTTAAAGGATTGGATACAGTTAGAAGTTCTTTTGCTAAAGGAATGAAGACTTTATTATCAGAAGTATTGGATGATTTATTGGCAAATGTACCTAAAGAAAAGATTGATGAAAGAATTTTTACATTTAAAAAGGGTATGAAGGCGATGAGTTATGATGATATAGCTTCACCCACAGGAGTTAAACGATTAGGTAAATTTATTAAAAATGTAGATGAGAGAAATTTTCAACATAAAGATACTACAGTAGGTGGTAAATTAATATCAACATATTATGCTAAGGCCACACCAGTTCATGTAAAGGCATCTTTAGCATATAATGATATGATAGATTATTATGATAAGAAAAGATATTCTAAAATAGTGGGTGGAGAAAAAATTAAGTGGGTTTATTTAAAACAAAATCCTCTTAGTTTATCAGTTTTAGCATATAAAGGGGATGAAGATCCACCAGAAGTTTTAGATTATATCAAAAAATATATAGATGTTGATAAGTTATATACTCAAGCACTTAAAAAGAAGATTAAAATGTTTTATGATGCTATGGGATATGGTTTACCTGTAGATGAACGATATACTTTAGAAAGATTTTTTTGATTTTGGAAGATAAAATAGATATATATATATATGTATATATCAACAATTAATAAATGTAATATAGGAGATACAAAATGAATAAAGCTTATTTGGATAGGTTTATAAGTAAATATTCGCTTGGAGATAGTGTGAATTCGGTTGTTTGGAATGTAAATGATGAAGTTTTAACTACTGAATTTATTACTTTGGATAAGTCTTTACTTGGAAAGGTTACTTTAGATACTTTTCAATTTGAAGATGTTCAGTTGGGAATTTATGATACAAAACAACTTGCTAGTTTATTAGGTGTTTTAAATGATGATATTAATTTAACAGTAGTTAAATCACAAGATAAAGTGGTTTCTGTTAAATTTGAAGATTCATATGCATCAGTAAATTATATGTTGAGTGATTTATCGGTCATTCCTGATGTTCCTCAAATGAAAAGTGTTCCAGAGTTTGAATTGTCGTTAAAAATAGATAGTTTATTTATTGCGAAATTTATTTCTGGTAAAAACGCTTTAGCAGAATCTGAAACTTTTACAGTTTTGACGGATGCAAATACAAATAGTTGTAAATTTGTTATTAATTATTCTGCTATTAATACTAATAGGGTTAATTTACCTGTATCGGTTGATACCTTTAGTGATGTAGGGCCATTATCCTTTAATGCGGAACTGTTCTCAAAAGTTTTACAGGCTAATAAAGAATGTGAAAGTGCGAGTATGGAAATTTCGAGTAAAGGATTGGCAAGAGCCTCGTTTAAAGTAGATAATTATGAGGCAATTTATAATTTAGTTGCTAGTCAAAGTGTAGATTAATCAAATAGTTATCAATGTATTTAGATTACTTTGATAAGTTTAAAAATATGGAGCCTTACCTTAAAATAGATAAAAAGGAATGGGCGTACATAAAAGAAACTTTTGATAGACCAGATATTCAGGAAACTCTCGTAGAGATTTTGAAAGAATATGAATTACCTACTCAAGAGTTGACCATAAAAGATGCATATAAAGATTTTATGAAGTTAAAAGGTATTCAATGGCCCGATTATTTAAAAGAATCTAAATGGTATGCAAGGTCAGAGTATAAATGGCCGTTAACTAAGAAAATTATACGAAGGATAAATAGAGGAAATGACGCTAGTAATTATTTCCAACAGTATAATAGGTGGTCAGTAGATGGAACTATTTCTCCAGGTCCAGTTAGGACTTGGGGAAATCCAAAGTTTATGTATACTTTGTTAGGTTCATTATTCACACTTGAGGTTGAGAAGGTAGATAGGGGAACATTAAGGTCTTGTATTGGACTTCGTAAGTATATATGTTCTCAATTCAAACCAAATGTAGCAAAATCAATTTATGATATGTTTAAGGCAGAGAATATACTTGATTTTTCTATGGGTTGGGGTGATAGATTGGCAGGATTTTACGCGAGTGATTATGGGAAACATTATGTGGGAATAGACCCAAGAAAAGAAAATCATCCTATTTACAACGAACAATCAGAGTTTTATGAGAAACACTTGGGATTTTTCGAACACGAGAGGAAATCAGAATTTCATTGTTCACCAGCAGAGGAGTTTGATTTTTCTCAATATGATGATTATTTTGATTTAGTATTTACTTCACCACCATATTTTAATGTGGAGAGATACAGTTATGATGATACACAAAGTTGGGTTAGATATAAGTCTATTGAAGATTGGAATACAGATTTCTTACAGAAGACATTGAAAAATTTATGGAGTAGTATTAAAACTGGTGGATATTTATTAGTGAATATAAGTGATGTAAATGCATCGAGTAAAGGTAAGAAAACAAAGGGATGGTTATCTATTTGTGATCCTATGAACGACTTTTTAGATACATTTAAAGATAGTGAATATAAAGGTTGTATTGGTTATGAGATGGCAAAAAGACCTAATTCAATAGGAGCTGGAACTGCTAAAGTAACAGAAGAAACTAATAGAAAACCAGAATATATCTTACCAGTAAAAGAAGGATTATTTGCTGAACCAATTTGGATTTGGAAAAAAATATGATTATAAAAGAAGATCACGGGTTATGGGTAGAAAGATACCGACCTTCAACAATGGAAACTTACATTGGGAACGAACATCTAAAAAGTAAGGTATCCATTTACTTGGAGAGTGGAGATTTACCACATCTATTATTATATGGAAGAGCTGGTACAGGTAAGACCACATTAGCCAAATTACTTGTGAAGAATATAGATTGTGATTATCTGTATATCAATGCATCAGACGAGAATAATGTAGATACCGTTAGAACTAAAGTGAAGACCTTTGCATCCACTATGGGATTTAAGGATATGAAAGTGATTATTTTGGACGAGTGTGATTACATTACACCTAATGCGCAGGCAGCTCTTCGTAACTTAATGGAAACATTCTCAAAACATTGTAGGTTTATTCTAACTTGTAATTATGTTGAGAGAATAATAGACCCAATACAATCACGGTGCCAATCATTTCAGATTATACCACCATCAAAGAAAGAAGTAGCGGTACATTTATCAAATATATTAAAGAATGAGAATGTAACTTTTAAGGTAGATGATATAGCAACTATTATTAATGGTGGATATCCTGATATACGAAAAGTTATAAATACCTCACAAAGACAAGTTGTAAAAGGAGAACTTAAATTAGATGCTCAAGAAATTATATTGAGTGATTATAAATTAAAGTTATTAAAAGTATTACAAACTAAAAGTAAAACAAGAAAGGAAATATTTACAGAAATAAGACAAATACTGGCAGATGCAAAGGTTACAGACTTTGCAGATTTTTTCAGATTATTATATGATGAAGTAGATACGTATGGGAAGGGTCATATAGCAGAATGTATTTTGATTATTGCTAGATATGAATCATCTGATACCCATGTAGTAGATAAAGAAATAAACGCAATGGCAATGTTAATAGAATTATTAGGAGTAATTACATAATGGAAGAAAAGTATTGGGGAGAGAAAAAACCTCCTGTGAAGAAAGCAATAAATAAAGAAACTACAGAAAAACATATAGGAGTACATGAAAATAAGATTTATTATTATTCTGGAGTACATAGAGATGGTGCTGTAGAATTAAATAAGAAGATAGGTGAATTACAAGTAAGAAGTTTTACAATGGCAAATAATTTAGATGTAGAACCTTACCCAATTCATTTATATATAAATTCAGGTGGTGGCTCAATCACTTCAGGTATTTCATCAATGGATACAATATTGAGATGTAAAGTTCCAGTTTATACTTATGTTGATGGTTTTGCTGCAAGTGCAGCAACATTCCTTTCAGTAGTGGGTAGTAAAAGATACATTTCAAGAAATTCATATATGTTAATACACCAATTATCTTCAAACTTTTGGGGAAAATATTCAGAGTTTCAAGATGAAAAACAAAATTTAGATTTGATGATGGATACAATTGTAAATGTATATAAGGAATATACAAAAGTTCCAGTCAGAAAATTAAACGAAATATTAAAACACGATTTGATGTGGGATGCTAAAACGTGTTTGAAATACGGATTAGTGGACGAAATCATTTAAATAAAATAACAGGAGAAGAAAAATGGCATCAGCTAAAGAACTACACGCAAAAATCAAAGAACACTTCGAGGAATTTGATATAAATCACGAAGCACACGTTGAAAAGGGCAATAAAGCCGCAGGTGGTAGAGCTAGAAAACATATTGGAGAGATTAAGAAACTGGTTACAGATTATCGTAAAGCTTCAATATCAGAATCAAAATAATACGGAGATAATATGAAATTATCAAACATGAATGACCTTAAACCAATAGAACGAGATGACTTCATTTGGAACAAGGAGAACGAGTTATTCAATTTGTTGGGAGTTACAGATAAACAAAAATCGAAAAAAATAAGAGGACTCTTTAATGAGATTGTACAACATTTGATTGTAAGAACAGATAATGTATTTTCAGAGGAAGTAAAATGAGCACTAAACCAATGAAACCTTTATCTAAACCTAAAGAAACTGTAGATTTATCAAAGGCAGATACTTTACAATGTGAGGAATGTGATAATTATTTGTTTATTACTTCATATGTTATCAAACGAGTTTCTGCAATTTTATCACCATCTGGACAAGAAGGATTAGTTCCAATTCAAGTCTATAGTTGTGGTAATTGTGGTACAGTTCCAAAAAAGTTGTTAGAAGGTAGCGGACTTGAAACCTAAAGGTTTATTTGATCATATTAATCAAATAACAACTAATCAAACAAAAGATTATTGGAACACACTAACAGAATCAGATAAGAAAACCTGGTCTAATTATATGATTAATAGGTTTCTTTCTATGAAAATGGATTGGACTGATTTTGTTAATGAAATACAGAAATTAAAGCTGGCACCGCGCCAGCTTTATTTGGTGTATTCTAATGTATTACCAAAAGGTAAACAGTATTTAAAATATATTAAGAAGAAAAAAGACCCTATTTATAATACACAAGTTGTTCAGAAAATTTCTGAATATTTCGAAATCAGTCAATCCGAATCGGAAGACTATTTACAACTATTATCAAAAAAACAAATTAGAGAACTGGTATCCAAATATGGATATACAGATAAAGAATTAAAACAAATGGGATTATAAAATGAAAAAAGCAAAAGTTATAAGAGAATCTAGCACAAAAAAAGAAATAAATTCGTATTTAACAGGCGATGGTGGTGATGTTGTAGCATTGATGGAAGAAGAATGGCCTGAAATGACCAATGAGTTTAAGAAGATCCAAAGAGAACAATACGAATTGTTCTTACACAAACAGCATGATTACGGGCCTGGTAATATAAGTGTTGGAACACAATTACAAACACCCGAAGAAGTCAAACTATCACTTACAGGACTTTGGTTCAGGATTAATGACAAATGCCAGAGATTAAAAACCTTATTGATGGGTGATAAACAATCAGCCGTAGATGAACCTTTAGAAGATGCATATTTAGACATTTCTAATTATGGAATTATGGCAACTATTGTTAAGAATGGTAAATGGGGAAAATAGTTTGTCAGACAAATTAAAAGTTAGTTATTCTCAATATTCTATGTGGTCACAATGTCCTCATAGATGGAAATTAAATTATATTGATAGATTATCTACCTTTACAGATAGTATTCATACTTTGTTTGGTACAGCAATGCACGAAACGATGCAAACTTGGATACATTGTATTTATAATAAGACAGCTAAGTTAGCAAATGAATTAGATTTGGAAGATTTATTACTTTCTCGAATGAAGACACTTTACCACGAGAAAATGGAATTAGAAGGTGCAGAACATTTTACCACACCTGAAGAATTGACAGAGTTTTGGAAAGATGGTTGTGCAATTTTAGATTTTCTTAAAAAACGTAGAGGTGATTATTTTTCTAAAAAGGGATATGAATTGTTGGGAGTGGAAACTGAAATAAATTATCCACTACAAGATGGAATTATGTTTAGGGGACTTATAGATTTAGTTATTAAAAATAAAATAACTCAAAAAATAAAAATTATAGATATCAAAACTTCCACAATGGGTTGGAATAAATGGATGAAAACTGATAAGAATAAAACAGATCAAGTTTTATTATATAAACAGTTTTATTCAAAAATGTATGACTACCCAATAGATAAAATTGATGTAGAATATTTTATTGTTAAACGTAGATTGTATGAGAATGTAGATTGGCCTCAAAAGAGAGTTCAATATTTTTCGCCGGCAAGTGGTGTACCTTCTATGAATAAAGTAATACTTAATTTAAAGAATTTTGTTAAAGAGGGATTTGTAAATGGGAAACACAATACAAAACATAACTTTAGAAAAGAAGCATCTAAGAAAAACTGTAAATGGTGTGAATTTAATCAGACAGAACATTGTGATGCGGGAGTGAAATAATGGGATTACAAAGAATTAGTTTAAGAATATATCTACCACATTTATTGGAAAATAAAAAGACATTAGAATTTTTAACAGCCACATATGAAGAATTAATAAATCCAACTACATTATATTTGTGGTATGATAAGAAAAACGATGTAGTTGAACCAAAAGAACTTAAATCTTTTATAGATACTTGGGAACGTAGGGATCATTATAGAACTTTTATACATACCAAACTGGTTTCAGGCTCACAAAATTTTATATGGTTTGATATTGTGCCTACTGGAGTTAATACATCCGAGGTATCTGGTAGGTTTCAGTATCATTATTATAATTCGGATAAGTTAGTGGATGGTATTAAACAATTTAAAGAAATTGTAGATTTTTGTTCACATAATAAAACAATTAAAAAACAAAAAAGAACTGATAGTAAAAATGAAGATAGGTATCGTAGGTAGTAGAGAATACGAGAATAAGTTAAAAATAAAGGAATTCATTTTTGAATTGAGACAAAAATTTGGAGATGAGTTAGTAATAGTAAGTGGTGGTCAAAAAGAAGGGGCTGATGGTTACGCTAAAAAAACAGCCTTAGGTTTTGATATCAAATATGCTGAATTTCCACCAGTACATTATCAATATAATCAACATTGTGTATTAAAGCGAGGAAGATACGGAAAAAAATATTATGTTGGAAACTTTTTCGCTAGAAATAAACAGATTGCAGAGTATAGTGATTTGGTGGTAGGTTTCATACCAGAAGGAGCTGTATCTAATGGTACAAGGCATACTTTAAGTGAGGCAAAGAAGTTAGGGAAAAAAATATTAATAATTAATTAATGAAATAATATATATTTATATATATGAATATATTAAAAGGATGTTATGGATAAGTTACACTTAACATCGGTAAAGATATTAAAAAGTATCCATTTAAAATTTAAACGTAAATGTTTAGAAGATGAATTTACATTACAAAAATTTGTAAATAGGGCACTTGATATATATAACACCGATGAAGAATTTAAAGAAAAAATAAAAAACTATAAGGATTTAGAAAAATCAGGTAGTATGATATGAAGAAAAAGAAAATATTATTGCTCTCAGATGATTTAAGAATGTCATCTGGAGTAGGAACGGTTTCAAAAGAATTTGTTTTAGGAACTATAAATCATTATGATTGGGCCCAAATTGGAGGGGCTATAAAGCATCCGGATGAAGGTAAAGTGATAGATATGAATGATGCTTTAAAAGAAGATTATGGAGTAGAAGAGGGATATTTAAAAATATATCCTTCAAGTGGTTATGGTAATCCAGATATGTTAAGATCAGTTTTAAGGTTGGAAAAACCAGATGCGATAATGATTTATACAGACCCGCGGTTTTGGTTGTGGTTATATCAGATGGAAAGAGAGATTAGGTCACAAATACCTATTTTCTATTACAACATTTGGGATGATTTACCATATCCAATGTGGAATCAGCCATTTTATGAGAGTTGTGATTTACTTATGAACATTTCTAAACAGACGGTTAATATTGTAAAAAATGTAAGACAAAATAAACCAGTAGAAGATTGGCAATGTACATATGTTCCACACGGAATTAATTCTGAAGATTTTAAACCAGTAGATGAAACAGATGCTAAGTTCGTACAGTTTAAAGATGAGTTATATCAAGGTAATGAATATTCTTTTATTGTTTATTTTAATAATAGAAATATTAGACGGAAAAATCCTGGTGATGTTTTATTGGCATTTAAAACTTTTACAGATAAATTATCTGAAGAAGAAAGAAAAGAATGTGCATTGGTAATGCATACACACCCAGTAGATAATAATGGAACGGATTTACCAGCAGTAGCAGATGCCTTGATGCCAGATTTAAATGTAATATTTTCTGGAGCAAAATTGGATACCGACCAGATGAATTTTTTATATAATATAGCAGATATTACTGTTAATATAGCATCGAATGAAGGATTTGGATTAGGAACTGCAGAATCTGTTATGGCAGGAACTCCGATAGTTGTAAATGTTACAGGTGGGATGCAAGACCAATGTGGATTTAGATACAAGGGTAAGTTATTAACAGCTAAAGATTATGAATGGGTACATTCTTTACATAATAGAAAAGAATGGAAAGATAATGATGATTTGACTTGGGGTGAATGGGTAAAACCTGTTTGGCCAGCATGTCGTTCATTACAGGGTTCAGTACCCACACCATATATCTTTGACGATAGAAGTGATTATGAAGAAGTAGCAGACCAAATACATGAGTGGTATAAAGTACCAAAAGAAGAACGAGATGAAAGAGCCTTAAAGGGCAGAGAATATATGATGAGAGATGATACATATCTTTCAGCTAAAGGAATGTGTGATAGATTTATAGAAGATATGGATACCGCATTTGAGAAATGGACACCAAGAAATAATTTTGATTTAGTAGAGGCGTAAATGAGTAATAAACCAAGGATGCTAGTTACAGCACCAGTTACAACAAGAAGTGGTTATGGGGCACATGCAAGAGATATAGTTTTATCATTGTTAGATTTAGACAAATATGATGTTTCAGTTTTTCCAGTTAGGTGGGGAAATACAGCAATGGATTATTTAGATGAAAATGATAAACAACATAAACGAATTTTGGATGTATTGATTTATGAATTGACTGAAAAGACTTATCCACAACCTGATTATCATGTTCATATAGTAATTCCAAATGAATTTCAACAATGGGGAAAAACGTATAATATAGGAATTACTGCTGGTACAGAATTTACTGCTATTCCAGGAGAATGGATTGAAGGATTGAATAAAATGGATATGAATATTGTTCCTTCACATTTTACAAAAAATGTATGCTTAAATACAAAATTTGATAAATTAAATGAGCAAACAAATGAAAAAATTGGTGAGGCAATGGTTGAAAAACCAATGGAAGTTTTGTTTGAAGGTTATGATGATAAGTTATATTCTCCAAGTAAAGTAGTAAAAAGTGATTTAACCACAGAATTGAATACAATTAAAGAAGATTTTTGTTTTTTAGTATGTGGTCATTGGTTACAAGGTGAATTTGGTCATGATAGAAAAGATATTTCAAGTACTGTTAAGTTATTCTTTGATACATTTAAAAATGTTCTTAAAAAACCAGCACTGATTTTAAAAACAAGTGGGGCAACCACCGCGGTAGTGGATAGATATGATATTTTAAAGAAGATACATCATATTAAAAAATCGTGTGGTGGTGATATTCAGAAATTACCTCCAGTTTATCTTTTACACGGAGATTTAGACGATGCCCAAATGAATGAATTGTATAATCATAATAAAATAAAAGCAATGGTAAGTTTAACTCACGGAGAAGGTTTTGGAAGACCTTTATTGGAATTCGCCACAACAGGAAAACCAATTATGGCATCTGATTGGAGTGGACAAGTAGATTTTTTAAATAAAGGATATACTACATTATTACCAGGAGATTTAAAAAATGTACCAAAGGATTCTTTTCCAAAAAATATTTGGGTTAAAGAATCTAAATGGTTTGTAGTTAATTACGGTGTTGTAAGAAGTATGTTAAAAAATATAACAAAAAATTATAAAAAGTTTAAGAAGAAGGCACTTAAACAACAAATATACGCTAAGAAATTTACACGAGATAAGATGACAGAAAAGTTGGGAGAAATATTAGATACATATTTGCCCAAACCAGTAGAGAATGTAGATTTAAAATTACCAAAGTTAAAAAAAGTTAAACTACCTAAATTGAAGAAGTTATAATGGAAAGGAATATAAAATGTCCACATTGTTATTCTAAAAAAATGTGTTTTGAAACTGAAGTGGAAGACTATTCGAGTTTTCTATGTTTCAGATGTGGGTTTATGAGTGATACTCGATTAATCCCAGAATCAGAATTTTTAGAAAAACATTTAGAAAATACTCCGTACTTGGTTGAATCTTTATCTCACTATGATATTAATAGAAAAATATATTGGTATCCTTCGGTAATGAATATGGGCCCAAGAGGAGTAGTGTTTCCTATAAGACATAAAAAAACATATAAATGGAAAGCTTGTAAGTATATTGAGACCGATAAAGATAATTATAATAAAGAGTTAGATGTAGAGAATGGTGTGGAAGTTGATAAATTTGATTTTCTTAAAACATTAGACTTTTTGGAGATAATAATTAATAAAAACTTTAGTTGAGTTAAATGGCAAAAATATTAACAAGATGGAATCAAGTACGAGCTGGAGATATAGTATCTTTCAGATATCTTTCAGGAACTACTAATAAGACTTTAACACATACTTTGTTGGTATTGGCTAAACCAGGTCGGAAATCAGTAGGTAAAAGTGGAAAAAAGTATGTTGTTGGTTTAAAATTAGAAGAATCAAATAGACCAACAGTTGTAAATACTAAAATGATAACTGATGTACTTTTGAAATATGGTGAAGTTGTAGTGTTTGATGCTAAAAAGAAAATATTTAAATTAGATTTTCACAAAAAGGCAAATAGAAGAAACTTGGAAGCCGTATACAGTAAATTAAAAAATAAAATAAAATCTCTAAACATATATAGAACTTATGATTTTGAAAAGGCACGGAAAAGCCAAGTATTTTTAGAATCGGTTAAGATAGATAGAGAATTAAGTAAAATGTTATTGGAACAATATGAATGAAAATTAGTTATGCAATAACTGTTTGTAATGAAGAAGTAGAGTTACAAAAATTAGTTACATTTTTATTAAAACATAAAGAGTTACAAGACGAAATAGTAATCACTTACGATTCTAAAAATGGTTCTAAAGGTGTTGAAGATTATCTAAGAACACATTCAGTAAATGGAGAATTTAGTTGGCATCCATTTGAGTTTGAGGGTAATTTTTCAGATTTAAAAAATTATACAAAGTCAATGTGTAGTGGTGATTACATATTTCACTTAGATGCCGATGAAATTCCACATGAAGTATTGATGGAACAAATACATACTATATTGGAAATGAACGAGGTTGATTTGATATGGATCCCGAGAGTAAATACAGTAGAGGGATTAACTCAAGAACATATTCAAAAGTGGGGATGGAAAGTTGCAGAAAAGGGTTGGGTAAATTATCCTGATTATCAGGCAAGAGTATTTAGAAATAGTGAAGATATTAAGTGGACTAAAAAAGTACATGAACATATTACTGGACATACCACACAAGCACATCTACCACCACACGAAGAATTGTCATTATATCATCCAAAGACTATAAAAAAACAGGAAAAACAAAATGAGTTATACGAAAAAATCCAAAGAGCGTAAATTTTTACCAACTTTAGGTGAATTAATAGATAGACTTAGTATTCATCAGTTAAAGGAAGTGTTTATACCAGAGAATAAGAAAAATTATGCTGAAGAAATGAAGGATATTGTTCATGATATAGATTTAATTTTAAAAGAAAAAGATGTTAATTTAGACGGAGATATTATCAGAGCAATAATTGTTCTATCTCAAATGAATGCACATATTTGGTATAATGAATCACAAGTTCGTAAAGGTGAAAAAGGTTCAGATAATCTTATGTTAACACATGGACTGAATGGTATAAGAAATACTGCTATTAATAAGATTATGGAAGTAGTTGGTGGAAGAAAAGATTATAAGATAGATTGTATTGCATCTGATTTTAAGGATTGGGAAGTTAGTTGGCAATGAGTAAAAATGTAGTTTTTATTCCCAATATAGATTTGGGAGATGGTAGAAATAAATCATATAGTTATTCAATTAATAGTTGGAAACATTTCTGTGATAAGTATGATTGTGAATTAGTTGTATGGGAAGATTTATTATTGCCTGTAGAACAAATGAAGATAACTTGGCAACGATATTATATGTTTGATATTTTAGAGGCAAATAATATTGATTACGACCAAATATTGATAGTTGATGCAGATACAATAGTTCATCCTGATTGTCCTAATTTCTTTACAGAGACAAATGGTAAGTATAGTGCAGTTAGAAATAATGGAAGTTTTGAGTGGGTTAGAAGGTCAATGGATGGATTTTCTAAATTGTTATTTCCAGGAGATATTACTTTTAATGTGTGGGATTATATAAATTGTGGATTTCAGATTGTTAATAAAAATCATAAAGAATTTTTTGAATATGTGAGAAATTATTATTTAGATAATCAACAACCTGTACAAAATGCTATAGCACACGTTAGGGCAGGTACAGACCAAACAATAATTAATTTTTTATTACGATTACAAAATATAGAAATAAATTATTTACCAATTTGTTATAATTTACAAGACTTACATTCTAAACAATTATTATTTTTACATCCTAAAATGTGGTTTAAAGATGAATTAATATTTAAAAATTGTGGTTATGTATTTCATTTTAATGCAATTCCCCCCAATGAAATGAATAGGGATGCCAATTATTGGATAAAGAGAGCCTATGAGGAGTTTTATAAATGAAAGCAGTATTCTTTTCAGAATCCCAAGTTACTGGTCATCCACCAAGAACTTTTGAGAATGCTCGTACAGAATATGCGTGGATGATGGCGTTAGAAGCACCACATTATAATATAAACAATATACCAACGGAACATTTTGATTTAGGTATAGTGATTATACCTAAAAATAATCCTCAAATAGATTTAGATAAATATAGAAAAGTTTGTGATAAAGTAGCGGTAATGCAAGAAGGCCCACATTGGTACTTTCAAGATTATGATATAGAAAAACAATTTTATTATTATAATACATTGATGGATGCAGATTGGGTGTATTGTCATAATGAAAGTGATGTAAATTATTATTTGGGTTTAGGTTGTAAAGATGTAAGGGTGATGCGGAGTCTTATGATACCAGAAGGATTAGTACCAAGAAATGAATGGGGTGATGCCACAATGATAGGTGGCAATTTTGTTTCTTGGTATGGTGGATTTGATTCTTATATAGTGGCGAGAGAAATTGGTGATCCAATAAGTGCACCTTCAATGGGTAGAAAACAAGAACAAGAAGATGCAATAGAAGATATAAATTATTTACCATATATGAGTTGGAGAGAATGGATAAATTGTTTATCTCAATTTAATATAGGAATTCATTTAATGAGAACACACGCAGCAGGAACATTCGCTCTCAACTGCAGTTTTCACGGAATACCTTGTATTGGGTATAGGGGATTAGACACACAAGAGATATGTCATCCATTAACTTCAGTAGAGGTTGGTGATTTAGAAACAGCTAAAGAAATGGCATTAAAGTTAAAGACTGATGATGAATTTTATAAATCATGTAGTGAGACTTCATTAGAAATGTTTGAGAAGTTTTACACAGAAAGGGCTTGGAAAGAAAATTGGAATACTCAATGGATAAAATAATAAGTTTTATACAACCGAGTAGAAGCAATCTAAAATATCTAAAGTGGTCTTACAATAGTATCCGTAAGAACTTAGGATACAGACACGAGATTTGTTGGGCAGATGATTTCTCTGATGACGGAACATGGGAATGGATGAAAGAGATTGCCGACAAGGATAAGAATGTAAAGATACATAGAAACGAAGGGCCTGAAAGATTAGGTCATACAATTTTATATGATACATTAGTGGATATGGCAACAAATGATATAGTGATGATTTTTCACGCTGATATGTATGCTTGTCCAAAGATGGATGAAGAAGTCTTAAAACATTTAGAAAGAGGAAAGGTAGTAAGTGCTACAAGAATAGAACCACCACTACATCCTGACGGGCCCGAAAAGATATTACAAGATTTTGGTATAGAACCTGAAGAATTTGATGAATTAGGACTTATGAAGTTTTTAGAAGAGAAAACTCCTTGGACAAATATTATTAAACAAGAAGTGAAAGAAACTACTGAAGGTATATTTGCACCTTGGGCAATATACAAAGAAGATTTTCAATCTATTGGTGGACACGACCCATTATACGCCCCACAATCAAAAGAAGATTCAGATATATTCAATCGGTTTGTATTGAATGGATATGAATTAATACAAACTTGGCAAGGATTTGTATATCATATGACATCCAGAGGTTCGAGATTTAAAGATGGGGCAATGAGAAATCCTGCGGGACAAGTGTTTATGAAAGGTAGAGAGAGTAGTGAGTGGTTGAAGCAAAACCTTCGTAGCACCCGTAATTTCATCCGTAAATGGGGACATATGGTACGACATGATGAATTGATGTATCCTATCATTCCACCCAAATATGATGTAGGATTTGTGGTTCATAATTGTAATACTGAAATGTTAAGAGAATTAGAGCCGTGGTGTAGTGATATTTATGGAGATTGGGTAGGACATAAAGGATTAGGTGCCAATGATTATATTAAGAAAGAACAACCAGACACACAATTTGATTTGAGTAAAAAGATTCATTCACAACATACAGAACCTAAAAATGATGTGGTGGTTGAATTTGACTGTAACCTTTTAACACCACAGAATTTTCAGATATTAGTGAACTTATCAGATATACTTAAAGATTCAGGTGAAGT